TGGGGTTTATGCCTTGTTATGTGGAATATCTGGAATTCTATATTTTCCATACTTCGTTAACTTGGTTTGAAGTCAGATAACTCCTGTTCAATTAACTCTCTAATTTTGTTGCTCATACTTGTATCGTGGTCAATACAATACTTCTTAAACTTTTTTAAGAGTTCTCTGTCGATAATAATTGTTGTTTTCAATTTTTTTCACCTTTAAGGAATTACTTCCTTACCTATATACTTGTTTTATAAGTATTTAAAGGACAACACAGAAAATAAGGAGTGAGAAGGAGTTGTATATCATTAAGGGATTATAAGAAGAAATACTTACAGAAGAATAGTTTGAGATTTCTTAATGTATTTAAAAAGCCGTGATGGTATTTAAATAGTTTCCGTAGGACAAGAGGGTAAGGAGCATAACAAACTATACTTTTTCTTTTCATAATGCTTCCGTACATCCAAATAGGTTCCCGCAATGATGATTCTTCTGAGCGGGTTACAAATAAAATAACAAGAGAAAAAACATGATCGACAAGCCAGTTTGCCCAAAGTGTAAATCCTTTGTTAAGAAGAGCACACGGACCTGTTCGCGTTGTGGGTTTCCTCTGGTTAACTTCGATTTTAAACAGGAATTGCAGAAACAGATTTTGGAGCAACCTAAGCCTGGTTATTTTAGTTTATATGCTGATTTGTATATCAAGCCAATTCTTAATATAGTAAGAGAGATTGATACTGGTTTGGAAACGATTACTGAGAAATTTACCGAGAAACAATTGGAAATATTTAACAATATGATTGGGGAAGGATGGGTGGCTTTATTAGGTTCAAGAAAGACAGGTAAAACATTCTTGATGGCTTCGGGAATTATATTGTTAGGTAGTAAGAAGAAAATTGAGGTTCATATTCTTAGTAGTAAGAAAGAGACTGCCAGTCACGTGATTTATATGATTTTAGATATTTGTGGTGATTTAGGTTTGGATATAATAGAAAGACCAGCTAAAGAACAAATTACATTTAAGAATGGTACGAGAATAAAAGCGCATTCTAATACACTAGCAGATACTGGAACGTATGAAGCTGACATCTTAGTAATGGATGAAGCACAAGAGATAGAAGAAGAAGTGTGGGCAAAGATAGTACCACAATTAGCTACTGGTAGAAAAATGCGAGTATGGATTATGGGTACTGCTAAGGCAGGAACACCATTTCATCAATTCTGGTTTGAAGAGAACAAGAGATTTAAGAAGCATGAGATGAGAATGGAAGACGCTACTTGGGTGAGTGAGGAAGACTGGGAAGCAGTCAAGTCTCTTATGTCCGATAGAATGGTAAGACAAGAGCTTAACATGCAATGGGTTGAGCCAGAGGGCGCGTACTTTAAAGCCAGTGAGATAGAAGAGGCGTATGTGGAATGTATTGTGCCTGAAGACTTGGGTGAGATTGTGTGTGGCGTTGATTGGGGATTTGGACACATGACTACTATGATTGTATTAGGAATTAAGGGTAAGAAGATTTACGAGTTAGATTCATGGGGAATGCATAACCCAAATGAGAAAGAAATTGTTGCAAAAGCACAAACATTTTACGAGAAGTATAATCCGCTGTTCATTTTAGAAGGTGGACAAATGTTTGCGACTCATATACAGGGAGAATTAGAGAGCAGGAATATAAGAACAGAGATGAGTATGTTTGGGAATAATAAAGATAGATTTTGGACCGCGTTAGATTTAACACTAGGGATGAAGAAACTCTCTCTTATAAATCCACACCTAAAACAACAATTGCTAAGGTATTGTGGGGACAAGAAAGATGATGACTGGGCTGATGCGTTGTTTCACGCGGTGAAGTATTTTTTTGATAAGTACTTGTATCAAGAAGCAGTAGATTTCTACAAGAAAATGTATGGTGAAAATGTATAGGAAGAAGTTATTACGGAAGGGCTACAAAGAAAGAGAAATAGAAATTGTAACCAGAAAAGAATACCCAGAAATCGAGACTAAAGTAAGAAGATTAAAGAAACAAGACTATCCTCTTACACCTGTGAGTTCTTCATTTATATCTGAAATTGGGTATGAAACTACAGGGAGAATTATTACAATAATGATGTTAGCAGGAAAAGGATACGAGTATTCTAATGTACCTTTTAAGATATGGGAAGGATTCTATTACGCCCACTCGAAAGGCACTTATTACAATTATTATATTAAAGGGAAATATGATAGCAGGAGAATTATATAATGTTTGAAAGAGTTAAGAGGTTTTTAAGAAGAGGAACAGATTTTTACTTTAAATTCATTCACAAGTCAAGAGAACAAAAACAAAAGCCGTATGAGTGGACTGGTGAAAATCGTGAAAAAATGGTGGAAATAAACCCAATAGCCAAGAGGCTTGTGGTTGATGTTGCAAATTTAATCACAGCAAGACCGCCTATCTTCTTAGATAAGAATGGTAATGAGTTACAGAAGTTACAAAATCAATGGGTAGAGAAATTATACAACGACTTGTTAAAGGATTGTATTATAGCGACTAGAACTCATGGGTTTGCTATTACGGAGTTTTTGAAGAACCCAATTGGAGATCATAATTGGCTGGTTCACGATGTTACCGAAATAATTGAAATGCGTATTAAAGAAGATTACCAAATTGATTACTATAGGATTTTACCAAGAATAGAATCTACTGATAATAACAAAGTTTCTCTTAGTTGGGTACCAACTCAAAAGACGTTGTATCCTGACAAGGTTATTCATTACTTTATTGGCAAATTCAAATTAGACAGAACGGGGTTAGCAACTCTTTCTGCTGTATGGGATTCTCTTATTAAAGCGTCAAGTATTTTGGAAAGTATGACGATATACGACGCCAGAATAGGAAGTGGAATTCCAACAGTAAGTATTGAACGACATGCCAGTTCAGATAGATTAAGCGCTTTGGAAAAAGCATTAGAGAGTGCCAGTAATAGAGGATGGTTGATTTTAGAAGACAAGAGAGATAATGAGCCAACTGAGGTTAAATGGACGGCTTCAACTGGTAGTGTGGATTATTCTGAACATCTTACAATGTGTTTAAAAGTAATTGCAGGTGCAACAGGATTCCCAGTAAGATTCTTTATTGGAGATCCTAAAGGAGCGTTATCTGCAGCATCCGAAGACACAAAAGCGACTTGGGAAAATCTTAAGAGTATATTTGGAGAATACAAGGCTTTTATAAGAAAGGTTCTCTTAATGATGGAAAATGGAGAGGCTTTAAACGCACAAGTTGCTGAAATTGAGTTTGATGATGGTGGAAACTTACAAGACGATGAAGAGCAAAAGCCAGAAGAAAATGAATGGGAACTAAAACAAGAACAAGAAGAGAACGGGGACATTAGAACTTACCGACAAAAGAATATAAGGAGTATAAAATGAGAAAATTTACCTATAACGAAATTCTTAAAGATAAAGACGGTTACACTTTATTTGCTTTTAGATTTGGTAGATTCTGGATTAGGAATGAAGACTTCACCAAAATGGATGGTAATGTTCTCTTAGTAGAGGATGATTCTAAATTAATACCAGAAGAAACTGAATTGGAAGTAGTTGAAGAAGCAAAAGGAGAACGGATTAATATAAAGGTCAAAATCGAATACAGTAATTTAATCACAAGAACGTCAATAAGTTTCGTACCAGATAAGAGAAAGAAAAGTGACTATTCTTACTTAAAGGATTTAACGGATAGGATTAATTCAATGTTAGAAAAAGTGAGGGATATAGAAAGTGCCTGAGGAATATAAGAAATTCCCACCTAAAGAGTGTATGAGTAAGATGATTCCATATCTTAAAAAGAAACATCCAGATTGGAAAGAGGACAAAGTGAAAGCTGTTGCTTTAAAAGAATGTGGATTGTCAAGAAGTAGAAGTTATCAACAAGATTTTGATTATTGGGGTATTGCGGCGCTTGGTGATGTTCAGTATGACGACGGATTCGATTCATGGAATGAGATCACTGCCGCATTTAAATCCTCAGAAAAAATACCGATAGTAAGAAACCACAATGATGAACATGAAATAGGTTTTCTTTCTTATTGGGAATTAGATAAATGTAACAAGAAAGTTTATATTGGATTTAACAAGGATGACGTGTCCGTAGAATTGGCTTTGTTTAATAACGTCTCACCTGAGTGGGAAATTGATGAAGAAGGACATATTATCGGAGTAAATCATATAGCTATAGGAAATAGTTTTAATCCAAAATGCGAAACCGAGGTTTGCAATATAATGAAAAAACAAAGAAGTGAGCCCGCAGAGGGACAGGAAGAAGAACCTGTTGAAGAGCCAGAAGCTCCAACGACAGAAGAAGTAGAAGAAGAGAGTGAAGTAGAAATACTTAAGAAACAAGTTGCTCTCTTAAAGAAAGAATTAGAAAAACTAAAGAAGCCTCCAGAAGAGGAAAAGTCCGAACCAGCAGAAGAGGATGTAAAGTTGGAACCTAAAAAGGATGTCCAACATGAATTACAAGGAGAAGAAGTAAAACCGATGTTTAGTCGGGGAATTAATATTAAAAATATAACACAAAATGGGTAGATAATATGGCAAATGATGAAATAAAAGACGTCGCCAACACGATTGAATTAGGAGATAACTTAGGAGAAAACGCCGATTTATACGAAGATGCTTTTCCTGGTCATTTAATGTATTGGGTTGACGCTGATAGCGTTGCAAAATATCCCGCAAATGACATTCAGCCATTAGCTGGAGTTTTGGATACCAAATACGACCATGATTTAGGTTCTGCAATAAGTTCAGGCGTTGCAGTTCACGTTACTAATGAAGGTTGGGTTGCCGCTTGGATTGATAATCCTGGTGGAACTAAATACCGAGGAACTGAATTGTTTAGACCTAAAAGCACAGCAGGTGTTCTTAGTTTTACCGCTTCTGGTGCTGAAGCACCTCTTGCGAAATTAGCCGCAGACGTTGCAAGTGGAGACACAGTTGCCCGTATTAAACTCTTGAGAGGTGTATAAACATGGCTATTAAAACAATCGCTGGTGTTCAAACCCAAATAATTGACTCATTGGTTTCTGAGATTTTTCACGAACCTTTCTTTGTAAATGAAGCTGGCTTACCATTAAAGCAATATGAAAGTGGTAAGAAAAAGATTTATTACTACAAAGCGCTACCAATTAAAGTAGTCAATCATGGTTTGAAATACGATTACCAAGATAGAAACACCTTTGCAAGAGAGGAATCAACTGAAGTCGTAGATAGCATTACCATTCCAATTCACATTGATTATCAAGATTATGTGGGTGCTTCATTAGCAGGTATCCAAAGTCTATTAGTTGATGCTGAAGTGGAATCATTGAAGTCAATGCAAGACGAAATCGACAAAACGATTCTTTTCGGGAACTCAAAAGCTGGAAATGCAGGAATGACAAATTTCTCTGGAATAAACAGTTCTGCTGCTGCTGGTGTTTGGACAACTGCTGGTAACTTTTTTGCTGACGTTAACACTGCTTTAAGCACGTTAAGAGCGGCAAGAGTCTTACCTCCTTATAGTATTGTAGCAACTCCTGGAATAAAAAACGAAATTCTTGGCGGAAACTTAGCTGCTGCTGGTAACTACACTAACGAGTTAGAAGTCTTCAATAGACTTTACTTCCAATCAACAGGTAAGGTTGGAGGTAATGCAATCTTTGATAAGATTGTGTGGACTGACAAACTCATTAATGGAACACTAGGTACAGCAAATCAAGCCTTTATAGTCTTCAAAAACAACCCAATGTACGTGTACATTGCTCAGGTTGATGGAATTCACAGAAAATTGATTCCACACGAAAGATTTGAAGAGGATATTGATTATGCGCTTTGTTGGTCGGGATGTTTTATTCCTAAACGTGACGACGCTGTGTATTTAGTACACACAGGAACCACAACTACGGCATATTAAGGTGATTAAAATGTACGCTAGTTTTATTAACGACATAGTAGCATTCATACCATTTAGTTTAGATGAAAATTCTTTACCAACAGAGAACAATGCGCAATTGATACATAAGAACATCAACCGTTTCATTAATGGTTTGATGGGAAGAAGTATTGATGTTCCTGGTAATGATAAAGACAGTGACCAACCAAACGATCCTGGATTGAGATGGTTGGAAATTGACTTAACTATAAACGCAATAATGGAAATACACGAAGGAAGAGCGTACAACACTCCTATATTAATGCCAGAACACATGAAAGTATTAAATCAATACATGGGAAGTAATATAAAATTTAAAGAACTAAAATTTGGGAGGGAATAATGACTGTAATAGATGATGTAATCTCTCACTTCGAAAGTAACTGGGGTTCCGTTACCCCCAAGCCTTCTTTTTTTAATGGTCATAAACAACGGGTTGAAGGACATACAAATTACATGTATGTATATTTATTAGCTAGTGATTACGAAGACGCTGAATCTAGTGGAACTTATAGAAATGAAAATCATAGATTAAGATTAAGGATAGGTTCTGTCACAAGTCAACAATACAAAGATAATATGCTAGCGGAAGTAGAACGATTATGTGCTGAAATCGTTTCAGGTTATAAATATAATCGGTCAATAAGAACAATTGACATTAGTTCCACAAAAGAGTGGAAAGCCGATGTCATATTTGAATTAAAAAAATTTATGGTGGAAAAATAAATGGTTATAACTGGAAAAGAAAGTAAAATATTCTGGGGAAAAGAATCTTCTTGGAAAGCTGGACTCACTGGAGTTCACATGCCTTTCAATCCAATGGAAACAATTAAAGTTGCCAAGCCTGTTTATTCACAAAAACAAGTAAGAACAAATGAATCTCAAGATTGGTCTTTTACATGGAGTGAAATGATGAATCTTGGAGAGGGTGAATTAGAAACAATTTACAAAGATCCTTTTATTCTTACAACTGCTTTTACTCACAAAACTAGTACTGGATTTGGTCCAGGAGTAACTGGAACAATAAATGCTGAATT